ACTGGCTTAATCCATTTACCTGCGGCGGCAGGTCAATAAACACGACCAGGAGGATGTTATGCAGAAACTTATTGACACTTTAAAATCATTTGGAATTGAAATCCCGGAGGATAAACAGGCAGATGTAAAGAAAGCACTCTCTGAGAATTACAAGAATGCAAAGGAAGTTGCAAAAACTCTGTCAAAAGTCGAGGGAGAACGTGATGACTGGAAAGTACGTGCTGAGACAGCAGAAGAAACCTTAAAAAGTTTTGACGGTATCGACCCGACAAATATTAAAAGCGAGTTAGAGACTTGGAAACAGAAAGCGGCAGATGCAGAGAAAGAATTCAATGCAAAAATCTACGACCGTGATTTCTCAGATGCTCTGAAAGCGGCACTCGACGATGTTAAATTTTCAAGTGAAGCTGCAAAGAAGTCTGTTATGGCAGACATCAAAGAAGCAGGTCTTAAACTGAAAGACGGTAAAATCCTTGGCCTGAACGATCTGATCGAGCAGATGAAGCAGTCTGACGCATCTGCTTTTGTGGATGAATCTCAGCAGCAGGCTCAGCAGAATCAGGCAAGATTTACCACTCACGTTGGACAGCAGCAGACACCGGGAAGCATGACAAAGAAAGATATCGAAGCGATCAAAGACCCGTCCGAGAGACAGGCTGCAATTGCTCAGAACATCCAGTTATTCCAGTGATTTTTTACACCGACTATACGACAGAGTATAGCCGCTAACCCAATACCTTAATAATTATGGGTAGAAAGGATTTTTATATGGCAGCAAAAGCTAATCTTATTATGAATAATGATATTCAGGTCACAGCACGTGAGATTGACTTTGTAACCAGATTCGAAAGAAACTGGCAGCACTTACGTGACATTCTGGGTATCATGAGACCTATCAAAAAACAGCCGGGTGCTGTACTCAAGTCCAAATACGCAGAGGGTACTTTACAGAGTGGAAAAGTTGGTGAGGGTGAGGAAATCCCTTACAGCAAGTTTACCGTAAAAGAAAAGACCTATGCGGAAATGACTATCGAAAAGTACGCAAAGGCTGTATCTATCGAAGCAATCAAGGACCACGGCTATGAGAACGCTGTTCAGATGACTGATGACGAGTTTCTTTTCCAGCTTCAGACTGATGTTACCGGCAGATTCTATGACTATCTGAAAACCGGTACACTTACTTCCACAGAAACAACATTCCAGATGGCTCTGGCAATGGCTAAGGGTCGTGTTGAAAACAAATTTAAACAGATGCACAGAAATGTGACTGGCGTTGTTGGATTTGTCAACATTCTGGACGTATATGAATATCTCGGAGCAGCTGAGATCACTATTCAGAATCAGTTCGGATTCCAGTACATGAAGGACTTTATGGGATTCAATACAATCTTCTTACTGTCCGACAGCGAGATTCCGAGAGGACAGGTTATTGCTACCCCTGTTGAGAACATCGTACTTTACTATGTAGACCCGAACGAGTCTGACTTTGCGAGAGCAGGTCTTGTGTATACCGTATCTGGCGAAACAAACCTGATCGGATTCCACACTCAGGGCAACTACCACACAGCAGTTTCCGAAGCGTTCGCAGTTATGGGACTGACTCTTTTTGCGGAGTACATTGATGCAATCGCAGTAATTGCCATTGATGAGACACCAACGCTTGGCACTCTGACAGTAATATCTGCGGCAGGAACAGCAACTGGTGATACAAAAATCACTGTAAACCCGGCTAAAGAAAACGCTAACAATGTGTACAAGTACAAAGTTGGTGCATCTGAAACAGCTGTAACTTATGGCCAGAATCTCAGAAACTGGACTACATGGGACGGAAAAGCCGACATTAAGGCAGCAACCGGGCAGAAGATTACAGTGGTTGAGTGTGACGGAACATACAAGGCACTGAATGCCGGAAGTGCAAGCGTAACAGCGAAATCATAAACGTAGGGGGTGACTGGCATGGCTTATGCAGATTATAAATTCTATACAGAATCATTCGGCAATGTCGTGCCAGAAACCGACTTTCCACGACTGGCAAAAAGAGCCAGTGATTTTGTGGATACAATGACATTTGACAGGTTGGTGGACGGACTGCCAACAAACGAACGCTCACAGAAGCGTATCAAAAAGGCAGTCTGTTCATTGGCTGAATTAATGTATCAGATTGATCTTGCCGAGAAGAATGCTATCAATCAGGCATCAGCAAATGTGACCGACACAAATGTCGGTGGCAAATCAACAGGCATTGTAACATCTGTATCTTCTGGCAGTGAATCCATCTCTTACGCAACGCCACAGCAGATTGGAGCAAGTGCAAAGGAATGGAGTGCAGTGTATGCCGCCGCCGGAGATGTACAGAAAACGAACGACTTACTCTTAAAGGCAGCTTTGCCGCTTCTGATGGGAGTAAGGACGGATGATGGAATACCGATTCTTTATGCGGGGGTGTGAGTATGAAATATGTACGAATAAAACCGACTATAGTTGAAGCTATTCAGTGTTTTACCACTCCTGAAAGCATAGCTCAAATTGAGAAGTTTGTTGGCAATTCGGTAAAAATTAATAATAATCTTAACCCGCCGCACATTGAGATTTCTGCATATCCTGCTCTATTTAGAGATGGCGAAAGAGTTGATTCGGTACTCGTAGAGCCCGGAGACTACGTCTTGCGTGATGAAGAAGGGTATTTCGATACAATGGTAAAGGATGAGTTTGAAGAAGAATTTAAGGAGGTATCTGAATAATGGAATTAAAACAGACAGTTGAAATGATGAACAGTGCAGATTACAAGGAACGCTTTAAGGCAGAGTATATGCAGGTGGTTGTTCGATATAAGAAACTTGCGAATATGCTTGAAAAGTGGGACAAAGGGGAACTCCCATTTACTCCTACTTGTCCGAGAAGCACTTACAATATGCAGGTAAGAGCAATGACGGATTATATTGCTGTTCTGGAAGCAAGGGCAGTTATGGAAAAAGTTGATTTGGAGGTATGATTATGGACATTTCAACACTTGGCTCATGCATCGCAATCGTTATGATTTGCTACATCGTAGGAATTGGCTGTAAAGCATCAAAAAGAATCTCTGATGAATGGATTCCAGTGATCATGGCGGTTATTGGTGGCATTCTCGGAGCTGTCGGGATGGGAGTTATCCCGGACTTCCCGGCAACGGATTATATCACAGCGGTTGCGGTCGGTATGTTTAACGGATTATCGGCTACTGGCGTGAATCAGATTATTAAGCAGACAACGCAGAAAGAATAATATTAAGGAGAGGGTATCATGTACGAAAAAACGGTGACGATTTTTGACTATTACGAATCAGCCACGACAGGAGATGCGTACTGGTATCCTCACGTGCTATCCGGCGTTGATCTCATTACGGACAAGGGAGCAATCCTTAAAAAGTACGGACCAGACGCAACTGACAACGCACAGTTGCACGTTCGTTATGCTGTTCAGAACGGTGATATAACCATTACCGATAAAGATGGCAAGATTCTCCCATGGGTGCCTTCGAAGGAGTGGAAAAGGCAGATTAACAATGCTCTGGAAGATACTATCACATTCTCGGACGAATCATTCTTTTGGGAGGGTGAATGGACTGGTGGAGCAGTAACTGATGGTGATTATCGAAACGGATTCTACCAGTACATGAACGAGAACAAGGATAACGTGTTTAAGGTTACCAGTGTAGGCGGTCCGTACACACTGATTCCACACTTTGAGATTTTGGGTAAGTGATATGAGTAAAATTCATCATTTCAAAGGATTCTCCATAGTCGATGGAGATATGAAAATCAAACTGAATATGGACAGGTTCTCAAGGCAGTATCAAGAAGCCCAGTATCTCCTTGATGGAATGGTTATGGACAGTATGGTGCCGTTTATGCCGATGATTACAGGGGACTTTATCAACCGAACAAGAGTTGAGAGTACATCCTTACAAGGAACTGGGAAAGTATGCGCGGCGGCGGCTCCTTATGGACGTTTTCTGTACGAGGGGAAAGGAATGGTTGATGAAGCAACTGGAAGTCCCTACGCAAGACGTGGAGCAAAGAAAGTTCTCGTTAGTCAGTTTTCTGGTCGGACAGCCGCAAAGGAAAATCTTGAATACACCAAACAGGCTCACCCACGGGCACAGGCAAAGTGGTTTGATGCCGCTAAACGGCAATATGGTGACACATGGGTTCGCAAAGTAAAAGCACAGGCAGGAGGTGGCAGGCATAGCAGATAAACCTATCGGAAAAGACGCAACCGGATACGAAATTCTGACAGATGCCATGAAAGCACTTCTGAACCAGTATCCGGGACTGTATGAAAATGAAACAATCAAGTTTGAAGAACTTGGCAAGGAATCAGGAATTGCGTTCTCGGCAGATAATGGAGCTTTGATTTATTCAGAAAAAGAAGATGTTTGTGGCGTAATGCACCAGGTATGCCAGTACCCATTTTACGTGGTATATCGCACAGCATCTGACAAAGAAAGGCAGAAACTATCTGTTCAGAAGTTCCTTGACAATCTCGGTAAATGGATATGCCGGGAACCAGTTATTATAAATGGCTCTGAGACGCGTTTAAATGTGTTTCCAGAGCTTTCGCAGGGGCGAGTGATAAAACGTATCACCCGTGACAACTCCTATGGTTTAGAACCGCAGGAGAGTGGCGTACAGGATTGGTTGTTACCATTGTCGGTGCGCTACGAAAATACTTACGAAGCAATATAACAAGTAACAACCGGCTATCAATTGGAGATAGTCGCTAACCTACACAGCCTTTTAAAGTTATAGGCAGAAAGGACATTTCTATGCCAGTTACAGGAAAAATTGACCGTAAATATATGGCTCATTATATCGACGCAGGCTCCCTCTGCGGAGGACTGACGCCGAAATATGAGCGTCTTGGAAAAGACCTGGAAGAGTACAATGTAGAACTCAATCCAGACACTGAAACATCTAAAAACATTCTTGGAGAATCCACATTTAAACACAATGGCTACGAAGCTTCTTCTGACGCTGATCCGTTCTATGCAGATACTACATCAGATCTGTTCGAAAAGCTTCAGCAGATCGTTGATGAACGTCTTAAAGACGATAATTTGAAAACAAGTGCAGTTGAAGTGCACCTCTGGAAAGAAGCAACAGCCGGTAAATACGAAGCATACAAGCAGGATTGCCATGTTGTGCCGACATCCTACGGCGGTGATACATCTGGATATCAGATTCCGTTTACAGTGAACTACGTTGGAGAACGTGTCAAAGGAAAATTTGACATTACTTCAGGAACATTTACAGCTGACAGCGAATAATTTTTAGGAGGGTATAGAAAATGGCAAAAACAATTAACACAAACATTGATGATGGATTTCTTCTTTTCACATTCACAAACAAACAGGGTGAAGTGTTCTCTTCATTTAAGCTGAACCCTACTGACATTAACGTTGCAGCAAGAGCGGAAGAATTGGAAACTTTCTTTGAACAGGCTCAGGAATCTGTTAAGAATGTTTCTTCCAGCAAAGAGATGGCGGAGATCAATAAGCAGATTGAGGATAGAATCAATTATATGCTCGGATACGAAGCATCTAAGGATTTATTCAAAGAACCAATTACCGCAACAACTGTTTTTGGAAATGGTCAGGTGTTTGCCTATATCGTTCTGGACAAAATTAATGAAGCGCTTACTCCGGAAATTGAAAAGAGAAAGAAAAAAATGCAGGAAGTAGTCAATAAGTACACGGAGAAGTATACAAAATGACCGCCTATGAGTTACCCACCTCACTAAATATCAGTGGGGTGGATTTTTCTATCAGAACGGATTTTCGAGTAATTATTGATATTCTGGTTGCCATGAATGACCCAGAATTGGACGAACAGGCGAAAGCTGTTGTTATGTTACAGATTCTGTTTGAGGACTGGCAAAGCATGCCCCCGGAATATCTTGCAGAAGCTTGTCAGAAAGCTTGCGAGTTTATTGACTGTGGTCAAGTTAACGATAGTCCGAATAAGCCTAAACCCCGCTTGATGGACTGGAAACAGGATGGAGACATGATTGTTCCGGCTGTAAACAAGGTTGCTGGCAAAGAAATCAGAGCCGTTCCATACATGCACTGGTGGACGTTCTTTGGATATTTCATGGAGTCTGGCGAGTGCCTTTTTAATACCGTAGTTGGAATCCGGTCAAAAAAAGCAAAGGGCGAAAAACTTGATAAATGGGAAAAGAAATTCTATCAGGAAAACAAGAATATTATTGACATAAAAACACGTCTCAGCGACGAGGAGCAAGCTTATAAAGATAAGCTGAATGAGATGTTGAACCTCAAATAGTTAGGAGGTGGACACATGGCTGCTGATGGCTCAGTCATTATTGATACCAGAATGGACACATCAGGTGTGCAAAACGGCGTATCGGCAATTAGGCAATCATTCAATGGGCTTGGTAGCGTAGTAAAGAAATTAGGCGTACTAATTGGCGGAGTATTCGCAATTGGAAAACTGGCGCAGTTTGGAAAAGAGTGTACAAAACTTGGTTCAGATTTAAACGAAGTTCAAAGTGTTGTGAATGTAGTTTTTCCAAATATGACTGAAAAAGTTAACGAGTTTTCAAAAAAAGCAGTAAAGACAGCAGGCTTGTCAGAAACAATGGCAAAAAAATATGTAGGCTTATTTGGATCAATGGCAAAACAGTTTAACTTTACGGAATCACAGGCCTACGATATGTCAACACAGCTTACCCAGTTAGCAGGAGATGTAGCTTCTTTTTACAATATTAGTCAGGATTTAGCATATATCAAGTTAAAGTCTGTATTTTCCGGTGAAACAGAAACATTAAAAGATATCGGGGTTGTAATGACTCAAAATGCACTTGATGAATATGCATTGGCTAACGGATACGGCAAAACCACATCTGCCATGACTGAACAGGAGAAAGTTGCTCTCCGCTTGGCTTTTGTGCAGAAACAGTTGTCTGCCGCATCTGGTGACTTTATCCGTACTTCAGACAGCTGGGCGAACCAGGTAAGAGTAATGCAGTTACAGCTGCAATCTCTCAAGGCGACAGTTGGACAGGGATTAATCAATCTCTTCACTCCTGTTCTGAAAGTTATTAATATCTTGCTCGGTAAGTTAGCAACTCTGGCAAATGCCTTCAAGTCATTTACGGAGTTAATCACCGGAAAGAAATCATCTGGCCAGACAGGTGCAAGCGGTGCAGGCCTTGCCGGGACAGATGCAATAGCTGATACGGCAGATCAATATGGAAATGCTGCTGATAATGCTGAAAAGCTGGCGGATGCAACAAATGATACAGCGGACGCAACCAAGAAAGCTACTAAGGCGGCAAAAGGATATCTTAGCCCTCTTGACGAAATAAATAATTACTCAACTGATAAAAGTGCGGATTCATCATCAAAAGTACCGGGTGCACCGGGTGCAACCGGCGGACTTGCGGACAAAATGAAAGATGCTGTACAAAACGTTGATTACGGAAAAATGGCAGAGGGTGAGACAGTCCTTGATAAAATTAGCAAATCAGCTGAAAAGCTCGCGAAGCTCCTTAAAAAGCTCTGGAAGCCATTTCAGGACGCTTGGAAAAAAGAGGGTAAGAATACTATTGATGCGGCACAGATTGCTCTATCTGGAATTGCGAAGCTTGCTAAGAGTGTAGGCAGGAGTCTCATGGAAGTCTGGACAAACGGTACAGGTACGACAATGCTTACAACCATGCTAAGGATTGCTCAGAACGTGCTTAAAACTATTGGGAATATTGCATCCGGTTTTGCCGATGCGTGGAATAAGAACAATGTCGGAACGCAGATTATACAGAACATCGCAAATGCTCTTGTGGTGGTTATGCAGTTCATTGAGAGGATTGCCGCAGATACGGCAACGTGGGCGGCAAACTTAGATTTCTATCCGCTGTTAGAATCTATCAGTAATCTGACAAGTGCATTTGCACCAATTCTGGAATCCATTGGAAATGTTCTTGAATGGATTTACAACAACATCGTTCTTCCGATGTTGAAATGGGTTATTGAGGTAGGACTTCCGACAGTGATTAATTTAGTCGCAAAAGTAGCAACTTTTCTTGCTGATCATCAGTCGATTGTTGAAGCGTTCGGCGCAGCCCTAATCGGAGCGTTCGCGGCAGCAAAGATTGCAGAATTAGCATCGGGAGTTATCAAAAGTGTATCTGGAATAGCTACAGCCGCAAAAGGACTTATCGCGTTGATGACTGGTACTGGCGGGATCATGGGTGGAATCAAGGCCATTGCGACAGCAATCGGTACTGGCGGGATTTTCGCGATTGCAGTCGGTGCTGCTATAGCAATCGGAGTTTTGCTGTACAAAAACTGGGATGAAATATGCGCGGCAGCAACAAAATTAAAAGACTGGGTTGTTGAAAAGACTCGTGAATTGTCAGAATCAGCAACACGTACATTAAGCAATTTGAAAGAAAAGATAGCTAATGTTTGGAATATTATTAAAACATCAACATCTACTACTTGGAACGCAATCAAAAAGACCCTTTCTGGTCTTTGGAACTCTCTTAAATCCACAGCCAGCACAGTATTTAATGCAATTAAAACTAAAGTTGTAGGCGTATGGGACAGCGTAAAGAACAAGACATCAAAAACATGGGAAAACGTAGCTACGTTCGTATCTAATAAAGTAGAAGCGATAAAAAATGCTATCACTAATAAGTTTAATGCCGCCAGAGATGCAGTCAGATCTGCGTTTGAAGGCATTGTGGATTTTATTAAAGCTCCGATCAATCAAGCAATCAGCATTGTTAATAATGCAGTTGGAATGATTAATAATGCAATTGGTGGAATTGAATCTGCATTTTCCTTTGGGCCTTGGACTGTTCCAACACCGTTTGGTTCAAAGACTATTGGATTTCATGCAACATTTCCACGTATCGGAACTATCCCATATCTGGCCAGTGGCGCAGTTATTCCACCACGAAGCGAATTCCTTGCGGTATTAGGTGACCAGAAGAAAGGAAATAACCTGGAAGCACCGGAAAGCCTATTACGGCAGATCGTCCGGGAAGAGTCAGGAAAAGGGCAGGGAGATGGAAATACCTATAATGTTACAGTCAATGCATCTGGCAGAAAATTGTTAGATATTATTATCAGTGAAGCTGAAATGAGAAGAAACCGGAATGGGAAGAACCCATTTGAGTTAGCGTAAGGAGAAGAATATGCCGCAGGAACAATTTAAAATAGACAATGTCGTTATAAGAGCACCGGACAGTTACAAGCCGGTGTTCGCAACCACTTCTACAGAAGACTCTAAAAGAAGTCAGGATTTGATTATGCACAATACGCCAATGGGGACCATAGGTGGGTATGACATGCAATGGGGCGAGCTTACATGGGCTGAAATAGCAACCATACTAAATACTGTACTTAACAAAAGTCAATTCACATTCCACCATAAAGACCCAACTGTTCCGGGAAGATGGATAGACAGAACATTCTACGCATCAAATTTCAACATGGCTGCGCAAACTCTGAAAGATGGGGAAGAAAAGTGGACAGATTTGTCTATCAATGTAAGGAGGATTGAGCCGATTTGATAAATGTATCTACTCAGTTAAAGAAAGAATCACTTACAAACAGAAATTATTACGTGACAGCAAATGTTACATTGTCAAATGGCACAACTCTTAAGCTAGGCAAAAAAGACTTTTATCTGTCTGGAAATAATCTCGTAGATTCAGCAGACTCCGGGGACTTTCCGGTGGGTGTGGCAATCGCAAAAACGGCAAGCTTATCATTAGTAAACGATGATGGGCGTTTTGACGGATATAATTTTAACGCTGCAAGGTTTGTTATCTTTCTCAATGTGCAGTTATCCAACAGGATAGAAACCATAAAGAGAGGTACTTACATTGTATCGAAAAAGCCCGCAACAGCAAGCGAAATAAGTCTTTCTCTCTTAGATAAAATGCATAACGCTGATAAGGCATATGATTCTAATCTGTCTTTTCCTTGTACGGTCAAGGAACTGCTCTCGGAATGCTGTCAGCAATGTGGAATCACTCTTGGAGATGCAGTGTTTCCAAATGCGGATTTTCAGATTCAGAAAGTGCCATCTAATGCGACATACCGTACAATAATCGGAATGTGTGCCGGGATAGCCGGTGGAAATGCAAGAATCGACGAAAATGACTTACTCAGGATTATTACGTTTGATAAGACATTTACCAATACGACTATTTACGATGGTGGAGCAGTAAAGAACTGGACAAATGGTGATGATCTGGATGGCGGCACGCTTAATCCATGGACAACAGGGACCGTGATTGATGGTGGTACGTTAAGCAATAACGACTATCACGCGTTATTTTCAATTCAGAATCTACAATATGACGTAGACGATGTTATTGTAACAGGTGTCAAATATGTAGAAGATGAGACCGAATATATGTCAGGCCAGGACGGCTATGTGATTACTATTGACAATCAGCTATTGTCGGGCAATGCACAGGCAGGAGTCGAAGCTATTGGAAATCAATTAATCGGTTTGCGAATGCGTCCTTTCTCATGTGACGGAATTGCCAACGGATACGCCACTTTCGGCGATCCAGTCGAATTTATTGACACAAAGAATCGTGTTTTTAGATCATTTGCAACTAATGTAGAATTTGTGTTCGGTGGCTCAACATCATGGAGCTGTAGCGCAAAGAGTGCCGAAGAAGATGCAAGCGAGTTTATTGGTGAGCAGCAGGCAGTGGTAGAACAAGCAAAAAAAGACACAGAGAAAAAGCTATCTGCATATGACGTAAAGCTCAAACAGATGAATGAACTTGCAGCGAACACGCTGGGTTTCTTCTATACAGAGGAAGCACAAGAAGATGGTTCCGTAATTACGTACCGGCATGATAAGCCTACACTTGCTGATTCTAAAGTAATTTATAAGACAGGTGTCGATGGATTCTTTTTGTCAGTAGATGGGGGTCAGACATGGAAAGCCGGGTTTGACAGTAATGGAGATGCTGTTCTGAATATTCTTTATGCTATTGGCATCCAATCAGAATGGATTAACACAAGAGGTTTTACAGCAAAAGATAATAACGGGAATACGACATTAAAAATAGATGCCGACACAGGTGCTGTCACATTAGAGGTCGAAAACTTTACGCTAAAAAGTAGAACTATTGAACAGATCGCCAAGGATGTTGTGGATGGGGCAGTTCAAAATAATGTGACTATCCCGAACTATTATGGCACGTATGTACCAACATTGCAGAACTATCCGGCATCTGAGTGGAAAAGTGAAGAATATAAAAAACATGACGGCTCGATTTTCATGAACTTTTCTACGAGCCGGGTATATATGTTTTCTGGGACTGATGGCACTTGGCAGGAACTGGACGCTGAAAAAATTGTCAATTTTGAAAGAGTTTTTAACGCTTTAACGGATAACGGTAAGCAAGAGGGAATTTATATGCAGAACGGACATCTGTATATAAACGCTTCTTATATTAAATCAGGTCAGATTTCAGCTGATTTAATTAGCTTGAAAAACATTAATGTTACAAACAGTTCTGGAACATCAACATTTGCGATTGATAACTACGGAAATGTTACGCTCAGACCTGATACATTTGTATTAACAAATGGTGATACAATATATAGTGTTGCGGAAGACAAAGCTTCGACAGCGCTATCAAGTGCAAACAGCTATACAGATAAAGCGCTCAGTGATCTCGACATAGGAAAAATGTCCAAGCAAGAGATTATTAATGTGCTAAGCGATAACAGCAGCAATAAAGGCCTGTATCTATCAAATGGCAATGTGTACATGAATGCCGATTATATTAACACAGGCGAATTAGCAGGATGGAAAGTTGGAATTAAAAAGCTTTCAGCAAGTGGCACGTATGGAGAAGTAACGCTAGATGCTTCAACTGGAGAGATCTATTCAGAGACGAATACAGGAGTATATGTGCCGGGGTACGGGACGTTGTATGGAACGCGTATTAGAGGAATCAATCTTTATACAGGAACCGTACATGCAAGTTCGGTCTCGGTTAATACCAGTGTTTCTGCGGACAGTATTTCGGCATCAAAAAAAGTTAAAGCAGGCACGCACGTAGAAGCCAGTGGACATTTCTATAGCGTCGGAACAGGAACGGACCTTGCAGATGCTTCTATCAGAGGGAAGCTGAAAGTAAGTGGGACAAAATCAAGATCAGTTTCGACGATAGACTATGATGAACAGCTCTTTTTCTGCTATGAAATGCCAACCCCATTCTTTGGAGATATCGGTGAGTCTGTAATATCGGATGACGGGACTTGTATGATTGACATAGATGATATCTTTCAGGAATCTGCAAATGTCGGCATTAAATATTATGTGTTCTTGCAAAGAGAAGGAGAAGGCGACTGCTGGATAGCTGATAAAGAGCAAAATTATTTTATTGTAAAAGGAACTCCGGGACTTAAATTTTCGTTCGAAATCAAAGCAAGACAAGCTGAATATGAACATATGCGATTTACTGACCCGGGAGATACGGCTTATACAGACGCAAGAGATATAGAAATCCCGGAACCAAATTATGAGTCAGAAGAAGCAGAGATCTCGGAACCAGATTACGAATCAGAGCTTATTAACGACAGATTAAGCATTATCAATCAAATGGAGGTAATATCATGAAGAAGATTTTAACAAGTTTTATGAATCTTAGCACCGGAGAAGGAAGTCGAATTGCATATACATATTCAGAAGTAGATGAGAATACAGGAAGTATTATCAGTCAGAATAATAAAGGCAATTTCCTTGTAATGAATGACGATGTGCAGAAAAATCTTGATTCCGTAAAGGATTACATAAAAAATGTTTTCCTTTCATAAGGAGGTAAGTCTAATATGGCCAATACATACACAATACAATTCCGGCGCGGTATGTACTCCGATTTTGATACGTCGAAAATTCGTCCCGGAGAGCCCGTTGCGATTCTTGGCAATGACCCGTCCGTTCCATCTGGTAAAGCCTTATACATTGCATTTGCGGCTAATGATGTAAGACGATTGTGTTCCATTGAGGATATTTCAGAGATGGTCAATGCCGGAGAATTTGTTGGCCCGCAGGGTCCAAAAGGCGAAAAAGGAGATAAAGGAGAGAAAGGCGCAGAGGGTCCTGCTGGCCCGCAGGGTCCAAGGGGTGAAAAAGGAGATAAAGGTGATCCGGGAGAAAAGGGTGCGGATGGCACCGTAGCATTTGAATCGCTGACACCCGAGCAGAAAGAATCACTAAGGGGTATCTCTATCACAGCGGTCAGTATCGACACAGATGGAAATTTGACAATAACATTTTCAGATGGTGATAGTGAAAATGTTGGTAATATTATAGGGCCTCAAGGTCCGCAGGGACCACAAGGTGAAAAAGGAGATGTTGGTCCACAAGGTCCACAAGGCCCACAAGGAGAAAAGGGTGAACAAGGAAATGATGGAACATCTCTTAATATCCTTGGTACAAAAGAATCTGAGGCAGACCTCCCTTTAAGCGCAGAGAAGAACGACGCGTATTTAATAAATGGAGAAATGTGGGTTTTCGACGGCACAAATTGGAACAATGCCGGCAAGATTCAAGGGCCGCAAGGTCCGCAGGGACCAGTTGGTCCGCAAGGGCCAAAGGGCGACCCGGGACCGCAGGGCATAAAAGGAGACCCCGGAGAAAAAGGAGAGCAGGGAATACAGGGTCTAAAAGGCGATACTGGGCTGCAAGGTCCACAGGGACCAGTTGGTCCAAAAGGCGAGCAAGGCGATGCTGGCGTGCGAGGAATCACCTTTACTCCTGTTGTAGACAGCAGAGGAAATATAAGTTGGAGTAATGACGGGGGACTTGAAAACCCCCAGACAGTAAATATTACCGGACCGCAAGGCGATACGGGCGCAAAAGGAGATACTGGGCCGCGAGGAGAAAAGGGAGAGGCTGGGGATGCCGGGCCTAAAGGAGACAAGGGCACTACATTCGTCCCAAGTGTGGACACCGATGGAAATATAAGCTGGAGCAACACAGATGGAATCACCAATCCCGAAACAGTCAACATAAAAGGGCCAAAAGGAGACAGGGGAAGTGATGCGACTGTCCCGATTGCTACAACTGAAACTCTTGGCAAGGTTAAGCCCGACGGTAAGACAACATTCATAGACGAAGACGGAACACTCCACGCAAAAGGCGGAGGCGTGACCGTTACCCCTAAACCCGTAAACAACCCAACAATTGAAAATGCAAACACATCTGTCACAATTAAATGGCAAGACCCTGAAAACACGGTAATCAGTGGCTCAACATTTTCTACATGGGCTGGCACAAAACTTGTAATGAAAGAAACGGGCTATCCTGCAAATCCAGATGACGGAACGCTTGTGGTTGATAATACGGTTCGAGATAAATACAAAACCACAGGCTATACAGTCACAGGGTTAACAAGCGACAAACAATATTACTTCGTGCTGTTCCCATACAACACTGATGGCGTATACAACTACGATACAGGAAACAGACTTCTCGGTGAACCAGGGGAATTGAAGATTGTCACATTCGCTGACGGAACGGATGCTGAAATAGCAAGGATGATTAAAGCGCACTACGCAGGTAAAATCAATATTGGCGAATATTGGGCGGTTGGCGACAAGAGAACCATCCATCACAATGCTATGGATGCAACAGGCGTGAGTGAGTCACACAAAGCAAATGATTATGCTTATGTGATCATCGGAATTGAACATGACGACTTGGTAACTGCTATCAATGGCAAGGCCAAAGCCGCTATTACAATTCAGACGGAACGCCTGCTGTATTTAGACACTACGACAGAATATAACAATTCTCTCGATGCATCTCATGAATGTGGTTATATGAATAGCTCAGATATGAATAGCGGCGGTTGGGAAGGTTGTGAAAGACGTACATGGTGTAATAATGTGTACAAGAAATGTTTACCTGCTTATGTCCAAAGCATGATGAAACAGGTTAAAAAGCTGACATCTGTGGGAGGTCAGAGTAGTACAATCAAGACTTCAAACGATTATGCGTTCTTACTATCTGAAATCGAAATTTTTGGTAACATTCCATATTCTTTTGGAGGTGAAGGAACACAGTATCAATACTTTAAGAATGCGACCGCAAACAGGTATAAAAGCCCACGAACTAGCAATTCTTATGTGTCTGGGGTTTGGTGGGAGCGTTCGCCTTGCCGCAGTGCCAATGAGTCCTTCTGTGTTGTGAATGCGGCAGGGAATACGAACATCGCCGATGCCAGTCAAGAAAGGAGCCTCGCCCCTTGCTTATGTTTCTAAAATCCTAGTAAATTAATGAATTATTTATAGCTGAATGGCTAGGAACAGGAGGTGCATATGGATAAAAAGGAAATTGCAAATATTTATAAAGCAATTAATAGAGTTTCAAACAGACTGAATGAAATGTCTGAAAAACTTGACTTGGTGATGCAAATGCTTAATGCGGAATCTAATCGTAAAATTCTAATTAATGGTGATGGTATTGACGGTCTGGCTGAACTTGTATCAACGCATGATTCAGCACTTGATGAACTGGCTACATTAGTTGCAACAATCGGAGGTAAGAATAATGGTTAAATTTTTCGAAGAGCGAGTAATCAATGGGCTAAAAAAATGGACAGATGTTCCTGAGTTGTGGAATAAGAAGGTAATTGAAAGACTTCAAAAGGATGGCTACGTACTGAATGAAGATGGGACAGTGGAAAGAGCAAGTTTACCACAGTAAACGCAATATGTGCAGGCAAAATTTAGGAGGGTTTTCGTATGACAAATAATCAAAAAGTAGTTCTTAGGAAGATTATTTACGCAGTTGAAACCGGTGGACAGGTTTATGGACAGCAGGATTATTCGGACTTTACGGAAGCCTACACCAATTCTTCTGAAGAACACGCAATTACAATCGGGGCAGGTCAGTGGTACGGAATCGAAGCAAAAACACTTCTGGAACGAATTTACGATGCTGACCCGGAACAGTGGGAGAAGATAGACAAGGTCAGACTTTTGGAGCAGGTCCAGACCGCAAACTGGGAATGTTTTAATATTTCCAGGGTATCACAGCTCGCAGATGTTATAGTTGCTCTTATTTCGTCCGATTTAGGCGTTAAATGCCAAGATAGCCTTATGGATGAACAATTAGCCACCTATGCAGAAGAAGCCTTTAAACAGGGCGTTACTGACGCCAGAGCACAAGCTATGTGCGTGAACTTTAGGCACCAAGGTGGACAAAGGGCAGTAACGAGGATTCTGGCAAAGGCCCAGAAACCATATACATTGGACAGTCTCTATGCAGCCTGCCAGACGGACACAGGAAATCAAGTCGGGGCATATAAGAGCAGACAGAGATTTGTTTATAATGCGCTGAAAACATATTTTCCAGAAAGTGAGGAGACAGGCATGAACGCAATTGATAAATTAATCCAAATCGCAAAGAATGAAATCGGATATCTTGAAAAGGCAAGTAATAGTCAGCTTGATAGTAAGACAGCAAATGCCGGAGAAAATAATTACACAAAATACTGGCGAGATATTAAGCCGGATTATCAAGGACAACCATGGTGTGCTGCATTCGTTTCGTGGTGTATGATGAAAGCATTCGGATTAGACACAGCAAAGAAACTTTTGAAGCACTGGCCATACGTTTACTGCCCGACAATGGCGGATTTGTTTACTTTGAACAGTAATCCAAAAGTCGGAGACATTGTTATTTTCTACAGAAACGGTACATTTACACACACCGGAATCGTAATAAAGGTATCAGGAGATCGGTTCTGGACAGTCGAAGGAAACACTTCTGGTGGCTCTACAATTATCGCAAATGGTGGTGGTGTATGTCAGAAAAGTTACTACAACAGTAACCTTCCCGGAACAAAATTCTGTACTCCAAATTACAGTTTAGTTAAAAATACAACGTCAGTTTCAGACTCAGATACAACCAAAAAGCAGAACACCAGAGCCTATATTGCACAGATCAAAAAGGACACAAAATGCTATACAAAATCAAACAAAAGCAGCCCGTCAAAGCTGTTTCCAAAACTGAAAAAAGGTGCAGTTGTAGAGGTGATGAAGTACACAGAAACTGACAGTTCAGGGCTGAAATGGTATTTTATCCGCATCCCGCATCCGGCAGAAGGGTTTGTTTTTGAATTTGTTCCAAAAGGAGCATTCACCAGAATCACAGAAATTTCTAAATGATTTTCCCGGGGAATTACCCCGGGAGTTTTATCTTTAAACATATTTTGTATCATTTCGGAAGTTTTAGACTGTTATCGTTAGTCACACGTTAGTCACAAATAAAAATATTGTTTCCTAATATAATAGTGCCAAAAACACTGTATTTATGGGCATTTGCGCAATTTTCTAAATTCTATTTGTTAGTCACAATCAATAAAATTAGAATAATGAAAATGAAATGTGGGAAATCCTTGCAAAATCGCTGAAAACGTTGATTTTAATAGGGTTTCCGGCATTTCGATAATGATATTTCGGTTGTTTTAGAAAGATTAAAATAGGTTCCGTTAGTCACAGTTAGTCACAAATGGAACTTTTATCTTTTCTATTTCTGTCCGAAGTTCTTCCAGTGTCCTGTGGCCGTACACAGCGTTTGTAACATCTCCGCCAAATGAATGACCGAGCATTCGTTTTCGGTCGTTCTCCCGGACGCCATATTTTTCGCACAGCGCGGAGAAGGTGTGCCGGCAGTCGTGCGGCGTGTGTTTCGGATTGCCGACTATTCCTAAATGTTCCAGTGTAGGATAGAACAATGCTTTTCTGTGATGCTGCTGAGTATATACGCATAGTTTCCCATCTTGTGTCAACACTTTCTGTTCAGCAAAATGGTATATGGCAGGATGTATCGGGACGATTCTGTTTTTACCCGCTTTTGTTTTGATTCCACCTTGAAAATATTTCTCTTCCAGGTTGGTTGTAAGTTTTAACACTTCACCGATTCTCCAACCAGAATAGCACATAATAAGAATGAGCTGCACTTCTGGATCGTTGGCATTATCCCATAAAGTTTGTAGTTCCTGATCAGAAAATGGTGTTCCATGTTCGGTGTCATTATCAGCATTGACATGGACATATAACGCCTTATTTTCCGTTACAATTTCTGAGTAGACTGCATATTTGTACATCTGCTTAAACAGAGTTAGGATAGCCATCTGGCTTTGCTTTTTCAGTGTACAATCATCAATAACTTTTTGCATATCAGGAGCCTTTAAATCTTCGAATATGCGATTGTGCAGAACGGTACAGTTTGTATAAGCTGTCCGATATGCTTCCTTTGAACTGTATGACAGTTTTGTCCCCTCTGGGAACTTCCACGCATAAAACTGCTCGTATACATCTGAGAACGTCAATTTCTTGATTTCTGGGTGTTTTCCTTCGACACCCTTGATTGTATTGTAGTCGGCAATTAAGCGACTTATAAGGGTATCTATATCGGTCGTAGGAGACACCTCAAGAGTCCGTTCCATGCCGGGTTGATACGTGCCGGCTTTGTATGCTGTCAGGACAGTGAAACCTTTTATCCAGTCATCCACGTAGCAGATCGCCGGCGGACGTTTTAGTTTTCCATTATCGCCCAGTGTAGCTGGCGGATGCACTGCGAAGCAGTTTCTCCGGTTCTTGCCAAGGAACCGGATAGAGCCGAAGTTATTCGGCAGTTTTGGATATTTCTTTCTTTTCTTCGCCATTTTTATTCCTCTTTTCTTATAGCTGTTTTTAGGTATAAAAATAACAGCCGAACAAATTTTCTGTCTTGTTCGACTGCTCCGAAGATGATACAATATGTCTTGCCAGAATATAGCATCTCTTCGGAGATGTATAAACGCCGTCCCGGTACGCCAATGCCGGGGCGGTTTTTTTATTTTATTCTATTTCTTCAATGTCAAGAGAATATCCAAGAACTTCTCCAACGTCTGTGCATTTTCCTTTTAAAGTAACGGTGTCTCCCTTTGACATGGATGCTATTTTGGATTTTTGGTCGTCGTTTTTGATGTAACACTGGACTCCAATAATCTCAAAATCTCCATCAGCCATAAGGTCAATATATTTTCCGGCTGCATCAATGTTGCTGAGCTTTCCGGTGATCTGAAGATATTTGCCTTTGTATTTATCAGATGCACCCATTGCGTTACTATCAAGATCAGACATCATATCATTGACTGATACGGATGTGTATTCAATTGGTGTGGGCGTATCAACTTCTTTTGTAGATTCCGTCTTTGCAGATGTACTGGAAGTGGATGTAGTACCTGAATCCGAATTTCCGCCAACGGCACCGATAACCCCGATTGCGACAACTGCCAGAACTACCCATTTAAGCTTTCCACCTTTTTTCTTACTCATAGAATTGCTCCTCCTAATAGCTTTATTCGCCACACTTCGCACTTTTTATGCGGATTATGTATTTTGTACCGCTGATTTTGCAATATTATGTAAAGTACGGTTATTCGTGGTATTTTTATTTTATCATTTTAAGAGCATATTGTAAAGATTTAGAACGAAATAGAGTGATTTAGATGAAAAAGAAATGTTTTTTTCTATAAAATAGTGAGAGTTCATGTGTATCATTGGCAGTTGCCAAGAGTCGGGATAGGTGGTATAATAGCAAAAACGAACTAATGTTCGGTTCTATTTCCCACAGCCGGACATATACTGTAGTGTAGGTGGTAGTTGCGACAGGGAGGGTTACTATGGATTATAAGAAAGAAATTATTGAGATGATAGAAAAAGCAGACCATGACCAATTATATACAATATTTAGATTTATAATATCATTTCTAGGACTGAAATAAAGAAAAGGGGCAGGAGTTACATCCTGTCCCCATCTTTTTACTCTTCTTTCTTATCTGCCAAAGCATTAGCAAGTTTCTGGAGAGTTTCCCACTCTGATTCATTTAGATTAGCAAGTATTTCTACCAATCGCACCTTGAAGCTGTCTGCTTCGCCATTCAAGACAGAACCAACGAAATCCGCAATCTCAGATTTTCTTTTATTCTGGATGAACATATCACCTGTTCCCTTAGTCAGCCATTCGTAGTTGACTTTGAATTCCCTACAGATATCCTTGACAGTTCGATCTGATGGAACTCTTTCTCCTTTTTCTATCATCCAAACAAAGTTCTTAGATACCCCGATTTTCTCGGCGAACTCATCCTGAGTCATCTTCGCAGTCTTTCTTATTTGCTGAATCCTGGTATTCACTCTTTTCACCTCCTATTCTTAACTGCAAGTATATAGTAGCACAAAAATCTAACTCTGTCAAATTTTTTGTGAGATTTATGCTTGACAAATCTATCTGAGTGAGATATTATAATAATACAAGGTAATACAAAGCCTTGAGCGTTTACCACAATCTGATAGAAGCAAGACTTCTATTAGATAAAAAGAAACTGCTAGGGGTCTCGTCCCTAACAGCTCTTTGCCAAATTTGTTTACCCTATGTACTTTGCAGGCTGATGCCGCATCTGACGAGACCAAATGCTTCTTGAAGCACCTTGTCACTTTCGCAGTCTTGGTTCTGCAACATGCCTAATCGCTGACAAAACAATCAGAGCCGTCTTTGACCTGTTTTGACTGTCGAGGTATCAGTACGGACGGATTAAAAGCAAAGGGAACAGGCAAATTCAAAAGTTGGGTCATGATAACCACTCCTTTCCTTTACCAATAGGCGTTAACTAGGATAACACAAATAAGTGGTAAACGCAACTAAAAATAAGTAGGAGGTGATTTTTTGGAACGTCTTTACACTTGCGAAGAAATCGCTCAGAGATATAACGTAAAAGTTCCTACCGTGTGGAGATGGATACGGAATAAACAGCTTCCGGCAATCAATCTGAACGGCTCTGGTTACAGAGCGTCAGAAAGTGACTTAGTTGCTTTTGAAGAATCAAAACGTGTAAGAAAGGAGTGAATATATTGTCTGAGAAAGAAAAGAAGATTCTCGAATCAATAGCCAAGGCAGTTCCCAATATGTCAGAGTTTGACAAGGGATATTTTCTTGGGGTTGGAGAAACAATCGCAAAATACAAGAATCCTGATAAAACAGATAGGTTTCTTGAACCGAAAATTCCAGAGCAGAAAGGAGAATAAATGGACGCATTACAATTTAATAAAGCCGTCAGTCAACACTGCAAAGAATCTGGTGGAGACTGTTGCAAATGTGACCTTCGGCTTTACTGTTATCTATCGCCAAGTGAGCGACCAGATGAGTTAGTGAGTCTGGTTATTGATTTTTTGCATAACCACATTGAAAACCATGATCATTATACCCATCACAGTGCGGCTTCATTTCCGTGTATTGATGATATGGACATGAGCACCGCAGTAGGCGGCGACTGTTACCAGAAACCTCATACTCTTCACAAACAGTCACGTGTTTGTGAATCTTGTGGCAATGATACAGTCGTGTAATTGTTTCAACCATATAATTCCCCTTTCGTTATACTCGGCATGTCGGTGCCTGTAAATGCATTATAGGTAGAGGGGAAAGGAAATACAATAGGTTGAATAAAAATCGTATTAAGAGATAAAAGCAAAGTAAGGAGGTAAAAAAAATATGAAACGCCATCTGATTATGGAATATGTGATTCCAGCAATTGTAGCAAGTGCGACAACAGTTTTAATCCGTTTAGCGCTAGGGTGGTAAGAATCGAAACAATAAATCGGTTGAGATACACAATATCGCCTCCCGTCTACTGGGAGTATACCACAAGAAAGGAGACTTATGAACGAATTACAGATTTTTAATTCAGGGGAGTTCGGAGAAATTCGAACAATAGAAATTGACGGGAAACCGTATTTTGTCGGAACTGATGTTGCAAAAGCTCTTGGATACAACAATCCCAGAGATGCCGTATCAAGGCATTGCAAGGGAGTCGTAAAACACGACACCCCTACATCTAGTGGAATTCAGTCAATGTCATACATAAATGAGGGAGATTTGTACCGCTTGATTATGAAATCGAAACTTCCATCAGCAGAGAAATTCGAATCATGGGTTATGGATGAAGTTCTTCCGACAATCAGAAAGACAGGCTCATACCGGAAACCACTGACGACAGTTGAACAGATACAGGTTATTGCGACAGGATTCTTAGATCACGAAGAACGGCTTAACAGACTTGAAAACACCATGACTATTGACTATGCACAGCAGGAAGCTATTAGGGACTTAGTGTCAAGTGTCGTAATTGCTCACCTTGGTGGGAAAGAATCAAATGCTTACAAGGAAATTGGCAAGAAAGTATTTGCTGAATGCAACAGGGATATAAAGACTTACTTCACAGTAAATGCCCGCAATAACATTCCTAAGCTGAGATTTGAAGAATCTATGGAATATGTCAGAAATTGGCATCCATGCACCAATACAGTAATGATGATACGTGACTGTAACGCTCAAATGAGTATCAGTTAGAAAAGAGGTTTATATGAGTGCAGTTGATAATTACGTAGAGCAGAATGCACAGATTCATCAGTTCGCCGCAGAGGTTGCGAGAATCATATCAGGCATTCCACAGATGCCGGAGTTCTCGTCAGAGAATATGACCGTAGCCGACGCGAGTCAACTGATCGGACTTCCTATTACAGCAATCCGGGCAGGAATTGTGTATGGATGGTTGCCGATTGGCGTGGCTGTGCAGAATAATAAGCCAGCAAAAAGCCTTTCCGGTGGACGAATCACATACATCATAAGCCCTAGGAAAGTCTATGAAGTAACTGGTCATGTCTGGAAAGGCAAAGAGGCTCTCAATAAGTGAGTGCCCCGGAGGGAGATTGGGCCTCCGCCCCGGAGCTTTGCACCCACTAAAGTACCTTAGTGGATAGATACATTATAGTTCTCTATCTGCTAATTGTAAAGACAAATAAGAAAAAATAAGGAGAAATTAGCTAGATATGAGTGAAATTAAAAACGAAAGCCAGCTCATATGGGCTGACATCGAAGTAGCACTTGCGACTGAAATTGTCGAAGAAAGTAAGAAAAAGTCAAAAAGATGGTTCACTGCATGGATTGTGACAGTCGCCGCACTGGTGGCGAGCAACCTTGTGTGGATTGCAGGAGAAATGAAATGAAAGAATATATGCTAATTGCTGTTTGTATGCTTGCCGGGAAATATGTGGATGTACCTATCTGGCTAAACATCTTTTTCGGTATCTCGGCAGCATGGGCGGTGCGCCAGATGAAAGCAGACTGGCAGTAGGAAATAAGGAGGATAAGAAGATGTTCGAGAAAGAGATTGATGAAATATATGGATTATGCAAAAGAGTTGTGAACGAAGTTCCGACAGCAAATATCACCTTTGATTTCTCAGGCTACGGCTTAGATGTAAGAGGGCTTAAAAGAAAAGAAGACGTCAGACTTCCTAAAGGCGTGTTTAAGTGGGATTTGTACCAAAACGTATCTTTTAACCCATTTTATGAGAAAAAAAGTCGTGAAAGTCTCAGAATAATCAAAGCTTTCTTGCTGGAACTTCTGATAGATGGGAAGTGTCCAAATGAGTAAGCAAATAGCGATTATGAAACTTCTTCCCAGCCTGGAGATAGCAGGATGTATCAACGAACTGCTCAGAGAGCTTCAGTCCAGAGGTGATTACATTCTGGACTATGAGAACTGTGACATGTCTCTGGACCATGTGGAGTACCACAAAGCTGAAGATATTGATGGAGAGAAGTCCGGGGACGCTTCGGATAACCTGTACTGCTTTTTCAAGGTGGTGTGAACATGGATGAGAGAATTAATGAGGTTCTGAGATTGATTGATATATGGCTTGCCACAGTCCCGGATAACCCCATTGAAGAATCGTACAAGGCAAGAACATTGGCGAGTTACGTACAGGCTCTAAATGGGCTTTTAACGGCTCAGAAATCGTATAAGGAGGAAAATATCGGTGAGGAAGACAAGTGAAAGCGGTAATATATCAATCCATGATTTGACAGTGGATACAGCAGGGCTTATGCAATTAATGCACGTAGGCAGACAAACTGCTACGGAAGTAGGAATAGCGGCGAAAGCTAAAATTCGTATTGGAAACCGTGTTTTATGGAATGTATCCAAAATTAAAAAATATTTGGATGACATAAGTGAGGGGGAAGATAACGAATGAGTGAATTTGAAATCCGTATTCCGGCAAGAAAGAAACAACTGATAACCGGAAAAGACAACCAAGTTGTAAAGGTTTCATCAGACGCATACAACGCACTGGTCGAAATCTATAACGAATCAACCTTATCAATGAAAGATATTGCAAGTTTACTGATTATTGAGGGCAGTAAATATGTGGTTTATGACAAGGAGGAATAACAGTGAATATATATGAGAAGTTAGGGATTATTCAGTCAAAGCTGAAAGCCCCTAAAGGGCAGTACAATTCCTTCGGGAAATACAAATACAGAAGTTGTGAAGATATTCTGGAAGCTGTAAAGCCACTTCTGGCAGAAACAAAGACCGTGTTAAGTGTCACAGATCGGATGGAAGTTGTTGGTGACAGAATATATGTCAGAGCAGAAGCTCATCTGAACGACTGTGAAGATACCGGCGAGATTACAACTGTTGCTTATGCAAGGGAAGAAGAGTCTAAGAAAGGCATGGATTCTTCGCAGGTGACAGGTGCAGCTTCATCTTATGCCAGAAAATACGCTTTGAACGGACTGTTCTGTATTGATGATAACAAAGACAGTGATTCCACCAATACAGGAGAGAAAGAAAAAACGTCCGGTAGGAAAGCGGAACCGGCAAAAGAAACCGAGATGATTAGCTCCGAGACTACTATGTCAATCAAAAACATTATTGATAAGTACCCGGAAACTAAACTTTTAGACCAGATCAAGACTCGTTTCAAGGTAAATGACATTAAGTCACTTACAAAAGAGAAAGGACACAAATGTCTTAAAATGTTAATTGACTATGACAAACAGCATACGGAAAAGGAGTAACAGCATGAATAAAGCAATTCTTACAGGAAGATTTACACGTGATCCAGAAATCAAGTACACCAATGATGGAACATCTATTGCAAGGTTTTCTATTGCGGTAAACAGAAGATTTGTGAAAGAGGGTTCTGATCAGAAAGCAGATTTTTTGAATTGTATCGCTTTCGGAAAGTCGGCAGAATTTATCGAGAAATATTTTTCTAAAGGAATGAAAGCGGACTTATCCGGGAGAATCCAGACCGGCAGTTACACTAATTGTGATGGGCAGAAGGTGTACACAACGGACATTGTTGTGGAAGAAATTGAGTTTGGTGAAAAGCAAAGGTGCTAACCAGAGCCAGCAGAAGTCGGAGACGCCGCGTCCAGAAACAGACCCGGATGGTTTTTATGAGTATTCCAGATGGAATTGACGAGGAGATGCCGTTTGCATGATACAAATTGACAGTAGGGAACATCAAAAAATTATTGATGGCATTAAGAAAGCATTTGATGCAGCAGGGGAGAAATGGTTTGTGTCGAAGCTCTACGTCGGGGATTATATGAACTATGACAATCCAAGGTTAGTTGTTGACCGAAAGCAAAATCTTTCTGAATTATGCGGAAATGTGTGCCAACAGCATGAAAGATTTCGTGCTGAGATTATCCGGGCAAACGAAGCAGGGATAAAACTTGTGTTCCTGTGTGAGCACGGAAAAGGAATTGAGAAGCTGGATGATGTCCTCTGGTGGGAGAACCCACGGGCAAAGAAAAGAGTCAAAAAGAATGGTATCTGGGTAGATCAGGAGCAGAAAGTCATGCATGGAGATGTCTTATATAAGATTCTCTGCACGATGCAGCGCAAGTATGGTGTTGAATTTCTGTTTTGCGACAAGAAAGACACCGGCAAAAGAATTTTGGAGATTCTGTCAAATGGATAAAGAAACAATTAAACAACAGAATAGCATGAGGGACGTCCTGAGCAGATATGGCATGGTTCCGAACAGAGCAGGGTTTATACAGTGCCCTTTTCATAGTGGTGACCGTACTGCATCCATGAAAATCTACAAAGACAGCTATTATTGCTTTGGTTGTGGTGCAACAGGCGACATATTTACATTCGTTCAGAACATGGATAATTGCGATTTTAAGACAGCTTTTACCATACTTGGGGGAACATACCAGAAACCAGATTTTTCTTCCAGAATGGCGATATATCACCATCAGAAGCAGATGAAAATGCGACAAAAGGAAGAACAGAAGAAAAAGGTTGAGCTGCAAGAATGCCTGTCTGATATAGATTTCTACAGGGATATCCTTGGCAGGGTGAAACCATTGTCTGACGGATGGTGTGAAGTGTGGAACAGGTTGCAACTTGAGCTATATCACCATGGATTTATAACAGGACTGGAAGAAGGTGATTAAAAGTGGAAATGATAAACAAGCTCACGAAGGATTCTATTCTGGACGAAGAAGTGTTTGACGAGATATTCAGTCAGGAAGACGAGATATACAAGGCGCGTCTTACGCTGACTCTTCTGGACAGAGCCAAAGAGCTTGGCGTAAAGAAAAAATTTGAAGATTTGCTTAAAGCATACACGAAAGTACAGAAGCAAATGATTGAAAAAGAGAAAAGCAATAGGACGTTGTCTATGCTGGACCAGTGGACTAATTTCTCTGATTGTGAATATGATCGAATGAAATGCCTTAACTGGATAGCAGACGATGATGGAATCAGAATATCAAACACAAATCCAGGATCGCCGGATATTATAGCTTGCTATCATCCTATTCTTCCGATTGAACGAATGAAGAATCTGGAAACCGGAGAAGAACAGATAAAGCTAATCTATAAGAGGAATAATAAATGGTCCGAGGTTATTGTACCAAAAACTATGGTTGCATCATCTACTAAAATCGTTGGCTTGTCTGCACTTGGGATTTCAGTGACCTCTGAGAATGCGAAGTTTCTTGTACGGTATCTGTCAGATGTTGAGAATGCAAATGACGATTATATCAACATTCAGTATTCATCTAGCAAAATCGGGTGGATCAGGGATTATTTTCTTCCCTATGACAAGGATATTGTGTTCGATGGAGATATGAGATTCCGGCAACTATATGAAAGTATCAGCGTAGGTGGTAGCAGAACAGAGTGGTATGAGCACGTGAAGAAAGTTCGTGCTACTGGAAGAATAGAGCCGAAAATCATGCTGGCTGCAAGTTTCGCTAGCATTCTAATCAAACTGGTCGGTGCTCTCCCATTTTTTGTAGACCTCTGGGGAGAAACTGAGGGTGGTAAGACCGTAACACTTATGTTGGGGGCTTCCGTCTGGGCAAATCCGGGTGAATCTAGATACATAGGAGACTTCAAGACAACGGATGTGGCTCTGGAAGCAAAATCTGATATGCTCAATAATCTTCCACTAATTCTGGATGATACTTCCAAGGTGTCTGCCAAGATTAGGGATAACTTTGAGGGTATAGTGTACGACTTGTGCTCCGGCAAAGGAAAGAGCCGTTCTAATAAGGAATTGGGCGTGAACCGGGAGAATCGCTGGCAGAACTGCATTCTGACCAACGGTGAGCGTCCGCTTGCAGGATATGTCAGCCAAGGTGGAGCTATCAACCGAATTATTGAGGTCGAGTGTTCTGAAAAGATATTCGATGATCCACAGCTTACTGCAGATACCCTTAAAAAGAACTATGGATATGCAGGAATCGACTTCGTAAACGTAGTCAAGGAAATGTCCATTGACGATATAAAAGCCCTGCAAAAGCACTATCAGGGGCTTATACAGGACGATGACAAAATGCAGAAGCAGAGTATATCTATGAGTATCATTCTGGCAGCAGATAAGATTGCAACAGATCAGCTATTCCATGATGGTCAGTACATTGACGTTGAGACTGCAAGGGGTCTTCTGACAGAGAAGGAAATGGTGTCTGAAAATGAACGTGCCTACTGGTTCGTGGTTGACAAGATTGCTATGAACGGAATTAAGTTCGATGATAACCCGGATGTTAAGACAGAAAGATGGGGAGTTATTGACAATGATCCGGTAGAGAAGACGTCAACCGCAATAATCTATAGCGCAGCGTTTGATGATCTGTGCAAAATTGGAAAATTCTCCAGAAAGGCATTCTTGTCATGGGCTGTCAAGAAGGGGCTTGTGGAAACCGACAGCAGAGGTTATCCGACCAAAGCAAAGAAACTGGACGGAATTGTTACCAAATGCGTGTTCTTGAAAATTGTAGACGAAATTCCAAAAGGATTCGTGAATTGCAATGATGATTTTGAGATTACAGGCGATATTGTGTTTGATTGATAAACAATTCGTTCAAAAGGTAACCGAGTAACCTAGGTAACCTTTGATTCTGCATATATATATTTGAGTATTTATATGCACATATTGAGTATAAAAGTTTCCCTATATGAGAAAGTCAGGGTTACTCGGTTACTCGGTTACCTACCTGTAAAATCAATGGTTTACACGAATTAGTACGGTTACATCTCGGTTACTGTGGGTTACTTTATATTATACACCTATTTATATATATAATATAAATAATTTTTAAAAATTAATAGAGCGTATACAGTGTGCAGTATATTGTATACAAAAAGGATGTGAGGGATTGAAAGTAGAAGCTAAGGATATTCCAATTATACAAAGGTTTATGACAGAATTCTGGAAAGTTATAAAGGAGTTCTATCAGGTGGAACTTACGGACGACTATTCTGAACAGGCGTGTAATCGCTTAGACGAACTTGGAGAGTTAGCTGGTGTATGTCCTGATCAGAATGATAAGCAGTTCATTCTGGACTGCATATTAGCTTTAAACAATGCTTTAAGTTCTAAACAAAGGGAGTTGAGAAAGAATGTACAACACGAAGAATAGATACGAACAGGGACAGGCTCTCAGAAAAGAAATCTATATGTATATCGTCAGTTATATTAAACTGGTTGGATATGCACCGTCAATTACAGAGATTTCTGAAAGGGTGGATGCCGGGAGAGCTACGGTCTGGAAGCATATCAATAATCTGGTTGATGATGGTTTGCTCAAGACGAACCACCCCAGTACCGACAGGGCATATACTCCAGTTGGGTACGGAATAAGAAAGATAAACAAGGAGATAAAATGAAACTTTATGACATTGTTGCAGCAGACGGTGAATTTGTAGAGTCCTTGACACAAAGAGAAATCATGAATAAATTCGGACTTACAAAATGCAGATTCCGTACATTCTTGGATAACAGCTATCTGATTGACGGCAAATATTGGATAGATGACTCCGCTGAAGATATGCAGGTGACTAGAAACGGATGCCGGAAGATGTTAAAACAGTTTGATGCTTTAACAGAAAACATAAGGAGGTTTGTTGGATGGGAAGCCTAAAAATCAAGCAGAAAAAGAAAGCATTCATTCCATATACAAATAAACAATCTCATATGTTCGCACAGTCTATCCAGAACTGCCAGAAAGAGTTAAAAGAGATGGAGTTAAAAGCCTTTGATGATGGGTTCGAGGATGGAAAGAACTGGTCTGACGTGCTGAATTTTGTGATTTTGTTCTATGTAATGCACGAATTACATGGATGGGGATGGAAACGTTACATGAAGTCCGTAAAAAGAATTAATAACTACATCAATGATATTAATTCTGGAAAAACATCATTGTCTGAAATGGTTGATGATTTGGAAAAGAAGCATCACATTCAGATTTGTGATGATTATAAGGAGCTGATTGAGAGATATGGAGCGTAAAGCTGCACCGATGATTTATATACAGAATAACGGACAGGTAGCATTTGGGTAAATGAAAGTAGGACGAGAAATGAATATTAAGTTAAAAGAAATCAGCAGAGACGATTTAAAGGTAGGAGATACCGTCGGAATTGCCAGAACGGTGAATTGCGGGTGGTTATCGACGTTCCGACATAGAAAAATTATTCCGGTTAAGATTACAAGAATCACTCCAAAAAGAACCAAGATCGAAACAGATATATATGAAGAACATGGAAAAGGCGAAAAGTTTTACGAATACGATGAAAATGCCAGAAAAGAAAATGAACTTCTGGCTGAAGCTATTGGAAAAGTACTTATGAACAAAATGGTCTTTCAGATGCCAGAGGATAGCGAGGTGGAAGCATGATTACATTCTTATTAGGATTCACCCTTGGAACTATATTTGGAGTGGTTAGTCTTGTATGTGTGGCGATCATGTACGACAAACACCATCCAGACGAATAGAAAGGAGAACGGTATGCTGACAAGGAATAAAAAGCTGAAAGACTACGGTATTCCGGCAGAGGACATTGAAAAACTGAATACGATGCTGAAAGACTTCCCGGCAGAGTACGGATACCTGCTTTCCAGTGCCACCTTGTCAGCTTGCCCGAAGAACACGGTGATAGCGGATATGGTAATTAAGAATATCCTACACCGGAAAAGTTACAGGAAAATCAGCAAAGAAAGATATATCCCGATGAATCCGAAGGACTTCTACGGATACAGACGCAAGACCGTTGCTATACTGTATGAGAGAATGCGGTTGTTGGGAGTGTGGGAGGATGAATAAATGAAATTAATTGATTTGATAGCAGCAATTGGCGGCGATCCCGAAAGCGACAATAAAATTCAGATATGCCATCCGGGTAGAAGCTGGGAAGATTACGATACATTCAATACCGGTTCAAAGCTGTTGAAACCATTTTATAACTTGAAAGTAAGCTGCCTTTCAGCGATAGAAACGGATGTGATTAGAGTTGACTTGGATTTCAATGAGAAAGAGGGTGAAGTAGATGAGCAGACTGATTGATGCAGACGATTTAATTGAATATATTAAAATCTGGGAAATTGGAAATAGTATTAGTTCCGACCAAAAAGAGTTTATTGATTGTGTTAACAAACAGTACACAGCTTTTGACATAGACAAGGTTGTGGAATCACTTATGAACAGATTTCGTGTTGTTTCAAATGATGAAGACCTAGAATGGAACAGAGCTATAGATTATGCAATCAAGATCGTGAAAGGTGGTGGAGTAAATGGCAATTAAGCCTATTTTATTTAATACCGAGATGGTGAGAGCAATTCTGGATGGACGCAAGACCTGTACCAGAAGGATTGTTAAAGATGGCATTCCGGATGATGCGATGTGGGGATATACAGCATTTACTCCTAAAGGATATATATCTTGCAGAGGGGTGTATGCCGATGGATACGGCGAAGGATTTTTCAAATTGCCGTATCAGCCGGGTGACATCCTGTATGTTCGGGAAACATGGGGACATCCGATTTCCTTAAATTCAGATAAACAGTATGTTTTTAGAGCAGATAAGATAGCGGAAAGCGGATTTAAAAATGATAGCCATATATGGCACCCATCCATCCACATGCCGAAAAAAGCAGCGAGAATCTGGTTGAATGTTACGAACGTAAGAGTGGAGCGGTTACAGGATATGACAGACGATGATGCAGAAGCAGAGGGATGTTTCGATTATACATCAACAGCACTTGGTTTTCCTGATGTATGGGATTCCACCATCAAGAAATCTAATCTTGACAGTTACGGCTGGGATGCGAACCCGTGGGTCTGGGTGATTGAGTTTGAGCGGTGTGAAAAACCGAAAGAGGTGTGATATGAGAGAAATTCTTTTCAAGGCAAAGCGGAAAGATGATGGAAAATGGGTCGATGGATGTTATCAGAAAAGATATGACCTTTTAGGCAATGAAGAACATTTAATCTTCCACGCTGATAGTTATAAAGTGTGGGAATATGCGGAAATTGACTCAGAAACCCTCTGCCAGTTCACAGGTCTGACCGACAAGAACGGGCAGAAAATTTGGGAAAATGATATTATCAAATATCATTTCGGAGAAATCTATGCTCCAATCAAATATGGATGCTATCAAAATTGTTTTGATTCTCAGAAAGCGGAACATGTCGGATTCTATGTAGATTGGTCGGATGACAAATGTCTTAGAAAAGATTTAGGGTATTGGATTGACATGGTAGACACTATGCCAGTTGGAAACATTTTCGACAATCCAGAATTGCTACAGGAGGAATCAGATGAGTAAATCAGTATTAGTAATAGATACACCAGAGAATTGCTATGATTGCCCGTTCGGAACTTCATACTGCGGCGAACTTGAATATGAGGGATACTGTGAATTAGCCGATTGTTTAGATTATGATGTAATTCTGATGACAGAAGAACATTATGATTACGAAAGCAAATCAAGACCTGATTGGTGTCCATTGAAGCTGTTACCAGAGAAGAAAAGTACAACTGCACCCGTGAGCAATTACGAAGTGCAGAAAAACTTATTTGCCGACGGTTGGAATGCCTGCTTGAGAGAAATTACAGAAACAAGCGATGAAAACAAGCGATAAAAAGTAAGCGATAAGAGGTGGAGAAATGATTATTTTAACTGGAAAAATCGTGTTTGTAAAGACACAGGAAGAATATTTGAGTGTTCTGAAAATGGCAAAGCTTCAGGGATTCACATGGGCGAGAGAAAACCATTTAAACCCTATCGTAATTCCGTTTCCAAACATATTGAATTTTTACGACAGTAAGATTGTTACTTACAACTATGTTGAAAAGACAGTGTATGAAGCATCCGAAATCGTCGAAGATGAAGAAAAAATCAAGGATGCAGTAAAACTTGTCAGAACGTTCGCTAAATACCCAGACAGAACAGCATTGACGGATGCATTCATTGAATCATTGAAGCTGCTCACAGACGCTATAGAGAGTCAGATGGAAGAGGTGAAGTAGATGGAGAGATTAACAGAAAGAGAAAGAAATGTTGATGGTACAGGAGTTGCAAAAGAAGAAATTACGGATGGATTATTAAAACCGTTTGCGGATAAAATTCTTACGAAACTTGCTGTTTATGAAGACTTAGAAGAACAGGGATTGCTTGTGAGATTGCCGTGTAAGGTTGGAACAGAAGTATATTACATCTTAGGTATTCCAAATAAGACACCATGTACAATCGACAAGTGCGTATTTGAGTTGTCGGATATAGATAAAATCGGTGAATCATTATTTCTCACCCGTGAAGAAGCTGAGAAGAAGTTGGAGGAGATGAAGAATGACAAGGCCTGAGATTACGGCAGAATTATCAACCATGATTGAAAAGAAAATCAATCCGAACAACGATCCTCGTATCTACTGGGCAAAAGAGGTGACGTTTGATTATTCTACAAACCATGCAGTTAGAGTGAACTATATGAAATTTGTTCCAGTGAACAATAGTGTTTCCGGGATAGAAAAAGGTGATTGCTATTGCTATGAAATCAAGTCATCTATTGAAGATTTCAAATCTGGCCATGGATTGAATTTCATTGGAGATTACAATTATTTGGTTATGCCAGGGGAATTAGCTGCAACAGTATTTTTGAAAATCCCGTATCATGTAGGAATATATGTCCCAGAAGGAAACGAACTTATATGTGCCAAGAAAGCCAAACGAGCCAACAGAGCGAGGCCTGTATCTGAAATACTTCTGATGATGTTTCGGTCTGCAAACAGAGATTACAGGAAAACGGTAAAGAAACTGGAGGAGATGAAGAAATGAATAACAAACCTACACCAGACATAACGCCAAACCTTGCTATATCAGCATACCACGTACTACAGCAATATTGTACTGGACAGCCAGCGGATTGCAAAGGCTGCGGATTCTACGAACACTGTCCAGAATGTTTTCGAGGCATGCCATGTGACTGGAACTTGAATGAAGAAGGTGAAATAAATGAAGCTGAGAAAGGCAACACTGATTGACTACGGAGTACCGCCGGATGATGTACCGACATTACAAAGTCACTTGCGGAATCTTAGTGAAAGCGATAAATACAATCTGTTACAGGTATCTATCAAATATGCACCCGGCATTGAATCGCAAATCTATGATAGCATCGTCAACAGCATCGGCTATCGGACAATGGAGAAGATTAGGACGGTTCCTGCAACGGAGAACGACTTCTATGGCTACAAACGTAAGGTCATGGCGGAATATTATCATTTAGCTAAGCTGATTGGCAGACTTTAAAAAACTTAAAAATTTATAAAAGTGGTAGAGAGCTAAATCTCCCCAGTGTGGTATTATATTTGTATATAACTGCTATACTGGGGATTTTTTTTGAATTGAGGTGATGATATGGCGGACTTAAAAGCAGTTACAAGAAAACTCCAAAAAGCTATATTGTCCACCGGATTAATCATAAAAATCGGAACATCGCAATTCTACAGCCGTGAGCAGGAGCGATTAATAACAGTAACAATTATATCAACACCCACACTTCACCTCACAAAAAGAGGAGAATGGAAAGATTGTGACTATGAAATATTACGAACTGCATCCCAGTATGATGTGGTCATGTGCCTAAAAGAAATATGGGAGGCAGTCAGAAAATGAGGATAGACAGAGGTGATTAGATGGACTTAACGCCTAAGCAGAAAGCGTTTGCAGATGAGTATATAAAGAATGGCGGGAATGCATCTGATGCCGCGAGAAAAGCTGGATATGCCGAGAAAAACGCAGAAGTAATAGGAGCACAGAACTTAAGAAAACTTAATATTTCTTCCTATATAGCTGAAAAACAGTCTCTCATCGAAAAGCAAAAAGGCACTGACATCATGTCACTGGCAGAGATTCAGCAACGCCGTTCCATGATCGCAAGAGGCGAGCTGACTGATTCATTTGGATTTGCCCCAGATTTCTCCGATCAGCTGAAATCCATGAACGACCTGGAAAAAACGCTTGCCATAAAAGAAGCCAGAGAAGAGCAGCGGAAAGCAGAAGAAAAAGCCAGATTACAAGGCGAATACCATATTGATCTGAATATTGTCCCTGACGTATTCCATAAAATGATTAGAGATATCCGGAAAAAGAAACATAGCGAATACATTCTCCCTGGCGGACGTGGTTCTATGAAGTCCTCGACTATATCACTAATTATACCGGAGCTGCTGAAGAATAATCCGAATATGCACGCTCTAATTCTGCGAAAAGTCGGAAACACTATTAAAGATTCTGTTTATGCTCAGATGAAATGGGCTATTGATAAATTAGATCTAAATGAGGAATTTACATGCAAGGTATCTCCTATGGAGATTACGTATAAGCCTACTGGACAGAAGATTTACTTCCGTGGTGCTGATGATCCATTGAAGATTAAGTCTATCAAGCCAGAGTTTGGGTATATAGGTATTGTCTGGTTTGAGGAGTTGGATCAATTTTCGAACCCGGAAGAAATCCGAAACATTCAGCAGTCTGCTATTCGTGGTGGCAATGAAGCATATAAATTCAAGTCATTTAACCCACCTAGAAGTAAGAACAACTGGGCAAATGAGTACACGGCAGAAGCAGAAGAAAAAGATGAAAATGTGATGGTTGTGCATAGTACATACCTTGATTTGGAGATTGAACAAGAGTGGCTTGGAGACGTATTTCTCGCAGATGCTGAGCATCTAAAAGAAGTAAATCCAGATGCTTACGATAATGAGTACCTTGGACACGCTAACGGAAATGGTGGAAATATCTTTGAATATATCGAAGAAAGAACTATCACAGACGAAGAGATCAGCCATTTTGATAGAATTTATCAAGGGGTTGACTGGGGCTGGTATCCGGACAAATATGCTTTCTCCAGAATCTATTATGATTCAGCTAGAGAAACAATCTATTTCATTGACGAGATTTACGAAAATAAAAAATCAAATGAATGGACTGCGAATGAAATCAAGCGAAGACAGTATGACGATTACGAAATTACTTGCGATTCTGCCGAGCCTAAATCAATCAATGATTACAGAGATTTAGGACTCCCGGCAAGAGGAGCAATCAAAGGACCAGGAAGCATTGAGTATTCTATGAAGTGGCTGCAAAGAAGAAAACTTGTGTTTGATCCAAAAAGAACGCCAAATGCTTGTAAGGAATTTAAGAAGTACGAATACGAACGCGACAAAGATGGAAATATTTGCAGTGGATATCCAGACAAGAACAATCATTTAATAGATTCCGTCCGGTATGGTTCAGAATCATTGTGGAGAAGACGAGGTTACAGTGCATAATGGGACTTATAACAACACTAAAAAGGTGGTTTAATATGATATTCAAAAAACAAGCCGAAGAGGACTTCAACATTCAGGCAGCAGAATTTCCAGAGATGGAATCGCTGATTAACCGGTGCGCGAACATTTACAGAGGTGCGCCGGAATGGCTGGATGATAAGAATAATATCAAGACGATCAATTTTGCTAAATCTGTCTGCTCAGAAACAGCTCGGCTCGCAACGCTGGCGATCGGCATTCAGATAGACGGTTCTGCAAGGGCTACGTGGCTACAGGAACAGATCGACAAGGTATATTTTCAAATCCGTCACTGGGTAGAATATGGCTGTGCTTATGGAACAGTATTTATTAAGCCAAATGGTGAAAGCATTGACGTATTTACTTCGGCAGATGTGATGATCGTGGACTATGATAATCAGGAAATTAAGGGAATCATATTCAAGGATTCTTATACTGTTGGACGGAAATACTATACACGGCTTGAATATCATAGATTTGTTGAGACTACCGTGGATGGCGTGACGACCTATCCGTACTACGTTTCTAATAGAGCCTATGTGTCAAAATCCCCTCAGTCAATCGGCGATAAGATTGACCTTAAACAGACCAAATGGGCTGACCTTATGGCAGATACGCCGCCGATTCTCAAGGCAAATGGAGAGAAGCTGGACGGGCCTCTGTACGGAGTACTGCGGACGCCGCAAGCGAATAACGTGGATATTAATGCACCATTGGGATTGCCGATTTTTGCCGAAGCTATCGAGGAGTTAAAAGACCTCGACATTGCATACAGCCGTAATGCCGGAGAGATTTTTGACTCTCAGAAGATTGTTCTGGCAGATGATAGACTGCTGATGCCAAGCGGTACACCTGTATCAGCCATGTCGCCACAGGGCATGGAAAACAGACGGAATGAGATGAGCTTACCACACTTTGTCAAGAATGTATTCGGACAGGACGAGAAAGAGTTTTATCAGGAAATCAATCCGCAGCTCAACACGGACACTCGTATAAGCGGTATAAATGCCATTTTAAGCCAGTTGGGGTACAAGATTGGATTCTCTAACGGGTACTTTGTTTTTAACGAATCTAGCGGTATTCAGACGGCTACAGGAGTAGAAGCAGAACAGCAGAGGACGGTACAGTTCATTAAAGATGTTCGAGACAAACTGGAATCCTGTCTGGACGAAGTAATCTACGCACTGAACGTTTACGCTGACCTGTACGGACTTGCACCTGTCGGAGCCTATGAAGTTAATTATGATTTCGGAGACATTCTCTACGTCAGGGAAAATGACCGTGCAAGGTGGTGGCAGTATGTGACCACTGGCAAGGTTCCGGCATGGCTGTATTTTGTGAAATTTGAGGGAATGACTGAGGAAGAAGCGAAAGCAATGGTCGAAGAAGCTCAGCCAGACGAACCAACATTATTCGGAGAGGAGTAAAAAGATGGCAGATAAACCAGTAACAAGGGAAGAAAAGTATCTTGCGCACTTGACAGGTGATTATACAGGTGGAATTTCAAAGCCAATCACGAGAAAAGAGCAGTATTTATACGAATTATGCTTAAAAGGAATTGGTGGGGAGATTTCGCCGGAAGAAATTAAGAATGCAGTAAATGAGTACCTTGAAAAGAATCCAGTCAAACCCGGAGCCACCACAGAACAGGCGCAGCAGATCGAACAAAACAAGACGGACGTTGCTTCGCTGAAAGAGGAAACTGGTTCGCTAAAGGAAGATTTAGATGAGATGTCTGACAGCTTGCTTAAAGTTGTTAAAACGGTTAAATCTTCAAATCTTTTTGACGCAAGTGCCGACTATGATGATGGCTTTCTCTCTTCCGATTATACCATTATCAAAGAAGGGTATTCATCATTAGCGACTACAGGATATATCAAAATAAACGGATGTAAACATATAACGTTGACGCGAATGAAATCTGGAAAAGAAAGAATGTTTGAGCCTATTGTTGCTGTTGGAATGTATGACATAAATAAACAACCAATAAACTATTTTAGAAATAGTAAAAACTTGGATTGTATTGATATTATTGACAAAGCGTATTATGTACGAGTAACAATAAACAAAGAGTTTTGTTTTACAAAGCCTTCCATTTACAAACCAATGTTGTCATGCTCGACCGAAGTTACCGAATATGAACCTTATTTTGAACAATACAAGGAAGTATTTAAAAATTATCCTTATTGCACTGATAATATTGTTTGTTGGGGAGATTCGCTCACTTATGGAACTGGCTCTAGTGTAGGTGGATATCCTTATTGGCTGGGCGAACTATTACCGGACAGAACTATTTATACATGTGGATATCCCGGAGATACATCTATTGAAATACTTGGTATGTCAGGTGCTTTAAATATGTTAGTATCTCCGTGTACAATTCCAGAGAGTGGAAGTGTTGACATTGATATTTACGATGCAATGCTGTCAGAAGATACTCCGTTTCGGTTTCCGATGATTGATTCAGCCACTGGTGTAAATCCAGTTGAAATTGGTGGAATTTTAGGAAATCTTGATTTGTCAAAAAATAGTAATCCAGATAGTAGAAAATTTACTTTCTCACGTTTAGAGGATGGTCAATCGGTAACGTTTACAGATTATGAAAAAATGATTACAAGTGTTGGGAAAAAGAGAAAGTCAGATATAATGATTATTTTTATTGGGACAAACGGTGGATGGGAAAATAACAACGAATATTTGATTAATCAAATTAAAACAATGGTTGATAATCAAGATTCCTTTGATAAAAAATACATAATAGTAGGGATTACAGCAGGATATACCGAACTCAGAAAGTCGCTTGAAAAAGACATGTTGATCGCTTTTGGCGAACATTATGTCAATATGAGAGATTATCTTGTCAGATGTGGTCTTTCGGAAAATGGATTAACCCCAACAAGCACAGACGATTCTGATATTTCTGTCGGACGAGTACCAAAATCCTTGAGACATGATGACACTCATCTAAACGATTTTGGGTATAAATCCGTTGCGAATAGATTATATAAACAAGGAAGACTTTTAGGATATTGGTCTTAATAATTAACTAAAGTGTAATTCTTTATTATAAAAATGGGTTACTATACTAATTAACTAAATGAGGGCTTTAGTTAATTAGTAAAAAACCAAAACATGTACCACGACTTTTGATGAAAGAGGTGATGTGCTATACTTAGTCCAGAATATTTACGCCGGATAACAGAGGGCAGTGAACAAATTGCAGAAGAACTGCATCAGTATATCATCTCTGAGATCGTGTCGAGAATGATGGCAAGAATCGGCAGAGGTGAGGACTATATTCTGACCAACGCCGATGCGTGGAGAATCAGAACACTACAGGAATCCGGTGAACTGCTAGAGGACATTCTAGCAGAACTATCCAAATATACCAAACGTGAACAGCAGGAGCTTCTTGAAGCGTTTGAGGATGCTGGAATCACTGCAATGAATTACGATGATAAGATATATAAGGCGGCAGGACTAAGCCCTGTACCGCTCGAACAATCCCCGGCTATGATAAGACTCATGGAACGGAATATGAACCACTGTTTAGGAGATTGGAAGAACTTCACGCGAACCACCGCAAGTGCCGCTCAGAGGCTCTATATCGAGCAATGTGACCTTGCATATAATCATGTGATGACTGGGGCGGTTGGGTATACGCAAGCCATCAAAGAGGCGGTTAACAACGTTGTGAGTGATGGCGTATATGTTGAGTACATAAACAAAGAGACAGGAAAGAAAAGACGTGATACAATCGAAACAGCAGTAGCACGTTCTGTCAGAACTGGTGTGGCTCAGGCTACGGGAGATATATCTCTAAAGCGCATGGAAGAAATGAACTGGGATTTAGTTTTGGTCAGTGCGCACATAGGAGCCAGAACGGGAGACGGCGGCGAGAACCCAGGAAATCACTCATGGTGGCAAGGAAAGATATACTCTCGTTCTGGCAAGAGTAAGAAATTTCCGCCGTTCTCATTGACCGGATATGGAACGGCAAGTGGACTGTCAGGGGTCAACTGTCGGCATAGCTTTGGAGCCAGTGACGGAGAATTTAATCCCTACGCAGAACTATCAGCACAGGACAAAGCTGACAAAGGCAAGCAGTACGAAAAGGAACAGCGACAGCGTACTTATGAACGAAGAATCAGAAAGACAAAGAGAGAAGTTCTCGGAATGCAAGCGGCAGTTAATAACTGCAAGGACGAACAGGCAAGATTTGCACTCCAACAAGACCTTGACCGGAAGTCTTATCTTCTACAAAAGCAAAATACTGCATACAAAGATTACTGCAAGCAGAACGACCTGAGAGAGCTGCAAGACCGGCTTATGATAGCGAAGTGGAACCGCCAGAACGCCGCAAAAGCCAGAGGAGCGGCAAAGAGATATAAAACAGCAAAGAGGATTGACTGATGGACAGATGGGAATATTATAATCCGAATCCTGCCGGGAATCGAGTCGGAGATTGTGCTGTCCGGGCAATATGCAAAGCAACCGGGTTTGACTGGGAAACAGTATTCGCCGGATTAATGATACAGGCGTGTGCTCTGTCAGATATGCCAAGTGCAAATTATGTCTGGGGCGCGTACCTTTATAAGCATGGATACAGGCGCAAACTGATAGAACAGTCAGAGCGATATATCTATACAGTCAATGACTTTTGTACAGACCATCCGACAGGTACATATATTCTCTGCATAGATGGCCATGTAGTGACAGTACAAGAGGGAAAATATTTTGATACATGGAATAGCGGTAATGAGATCCCAGTATATTACTGGGAAAAGGAGTAACTAAATGAGCATATCAGAATTTGTACAAATATTCCTCTCTATCTGCGGAGGAGTGTCTATTATTGGAGGAGCGGCAGCCGTAATCTTTAAATGGATTACACCGGCGTTTCGACTTAATAAACGAGTAGAGACACTGGAAGAACATGATAGACGAGACTATGAAAGCCTTCGGAGAATCGCAGAACGAGATTCATTAATTCTGGAAGTGTTGTCGACCATGTTGGACAGCCAGATCAGTGGGAATAACGTCGAGGAATTAAAAAAAACAAAACAGAAGCTTACAAATTATCTTGCACAGAATCAGCGTTAGCATTAGTAAGGGGTATGCTCATGAAATTATATGTGTTCACAAAGAAAGATATAGACAGGTTCTTGGCAGAGTGTAATTTTACACCGGACGAAGAAAGACTGTTCCGGCTGAGATGTAAGGAATATACGCTTGAATATTGTGCTGAGAAAATGAACGTGAGCATATCTACGGCGAAACGATTAAGCCGGAGGGTGAATAATAAAATAATTAAAGTGTGTTAAAAATATGGAGAGGATATTTCTACCCTCTCCTTTTTTATTTCTCACAATCTTCCAAGACAGCTCGCTCTAACAGCTGTCTCACATAATCCGGACATTTGCTTTTTCCGGATTCCCAGTTTTCGAGCGTTCTAACCGGTATGTTGTACCTCCTTGAGAATTCTGCTCGGGATATCTTTAAGTGTTCACGCATTTCCATAGTGGACATATTTTCTTTTTGCTTCAGATCATCTTCCATAGATCCTTTTGTTTTGTAAGACATGAATCCTACCGCGGATGGGAAAATACGGGTATAACTGGTTTTGCCTTCGTCGATCCATGTAATGCTGACATACACCTTTGCACATAAATATGGCCATTCCGGACTTAATATAGTACCGTCCGCATATACACAAACATCACATTCTTCAGCAATAGAATTATCATATATGATACGATCGACTTCTTCTTTAAAGAATTTCGCACGGCAATAGGCCACGATATCGTCTAACTGGTATCCGTCGCATTCAGGTATAAAACTTTTGATCTGTTTTCGCTTGATCTCCCATAGATTCGTGCTATAATCTTTATCCATTTTAACGAGGCTGTCGACAAACCCACCGACAGGAGAGGGATTTAAGATTTTGTAAGCTACATCAAGTTCGGCTTCAGATTTTCCACAGCCTTTCTTGAAATCATGCATTAATTCATCCATCATGGATTCAAATTCAGATTGATTATATCTATACATACATTTCGTCCTCATTTCTATCAATGCTCTTTGACATATTTATGTATACGCTCATATAAATTCATTTCATTTCGGTTCGCCATTAATTCGCTTAAATCGTTTGAATCATAATTTGTAGAATATACGGCATAACTGCGATTTTTGATAAACCATGAAGCTTCTTTGATGTTGCTAAGAATCTCCATATCTTTAGCTCTTTTTTCTGCACGAGCAGGTCTGTCTTCGGCTTCGTATTTTCTAACGAGAGCAGATAAATATGAAATCATGTTTTTTCTTATATCTTCAGCCCATGCAATCTGTTTTGGACTTCCGACGAGTTCAACTAATTTTTGTTCCATTGTTTTCGCTTCCTCCCATGCTTTCTTAAGACCGGAGGATATAGTTAATGCTGACTTTTTAACCAGTTCCCATGCTCTTTTCATAATGTTTGATAAGTTATATTTTTTCATTTTGTTTTCCTCCGTTCCTTTGATGATTATATAATACCACCAATTTGGTGGTGTGTCAATACTTTTTCGATACTTTTTTGAACTTTTTAGATTGATACATCTATGCAAAAATATAATCAGAAAGGCGGTGCATAAGATGGCATTATATAACAATCCTTATCAATATAGTTTTGGTGTTCCGGGACAGATGAACCAGTTCCAGCAACAGCCTGTCCAGATGCCAGTTCAACCAGCGCAACAACCGCAACAGAATAACAATGGTATCCTGTGGGTATCTGGCGAAGTCGGTGCAAAATCCTATCTAGTAGCACCTGGGACAAGTGTTTTACTGATGGATTCAGAGAGCGAAAAGTTCTACATAAAATCTACAGACGCTTCTGGTATGCCACAACCATTACGGACGTTTGAATACCATGAAGTAGGCACTCAGATGCCACCTAAGCAGCCTGTTCAGAACATGGACAGTAAATATGTCACCAGACAGGAATACGACGATTTAAAGGGTAAATACGAAGCTATCATAAACCGATTAAATTCTTTTTCTGAACCTGTTAGGGCTAATACCGTGCAGGAATCAGCAGTCAAGGGAGGAAACGCAGATGAGTAATCCATTATTCAATGCCCTCGGTGGTGGGATGCCACAGGGAAACGGGCCAATGCAGATGATGCAGCAGTTTATGCAGTTTAAACAGAATTTTAAGGGAGACCCGAAAGCAGAAGTTGAGAAAATGTTGCAGTCTGGAAAGATTTCTCAGCAGCAGCTTAATCAGGTTCAGCAGATGGCAGGACAGTTTCAACACATGTTGAAAGGAATGAAATAGTACATTACAATCTGGCCAGATTGATGTAAATACACAAAAAGGAGATTATATTATGGATGGAAATTATAGCTTAGCAGATATTGCCGCTGCTACTGGAAACGGTAGAAATAATGACGGCATGTTTGGCGGAGATGGTAGCTGGTGGATTATTGTTTTATTCATTTTTGCTTTCTTTGGATGGGGAAACAACGGCTGGGGTAATAACGGCAATGGCGGTGGATATGCAGCCACAGCAGCTACTCAGGCAGACATTCAGAGAGGATTTGACAATTCCGCAGTAATCAGCAAACTTGACGGAATCAATAGTGGCCTGTGTGATGGATTCTATGCCATGAATAACGGTATGCTTACCGGTTTTAACGGAATCAATACAAACATCATGCAGACCGGCTTTGGAATCCAGCAGGCAATCAATGCTGATACTGTAGCAAACATGCAGAATACAAATGCTTTACAGGCTCAGCTTGCGAACTGTTGCTGCGAGACCCGGGAAGCTATCCAGGGCGTGAACTACAATATGGCACAGAACACCTGTGCATTGCAGAACACCATGAACAGTAACACAAGAGACATCATTGATAACCAGAATGCAAATGCGAGAGCCGTTTTAGATTATCTTTGCAATGAAAAGATTTCTAGTCTGCAGGCTGAGAATAATGATCTCAGACGTGCTGCTTCTCAGGATCGCCAGTCTGCACTGCTTACAACTGCAATGGCTTCTCAGACACAGCAGCTCATTAATGCAATCAATCCAGCACCGATTCCGGCATATCAGGTTCCTAACCCGAACACATATTACGGATGTGGATGCGGATGCAACACCGGATGCAATTGCTGATAACTTCATATCGAGAGTATCTTTCGATTGATTCGAATGTCGGCTTATGCCGTATTACACAGAGGGGCAGGCTGAGACCTGTCCTTTTGTGATATGAAAGGGGTAAAAATTATGGCAGAATTTACAAGTGTAGCTGCTCAGACTGTAGCAGCAAATGGAAACGTAGTATTTTCAAATACAGCAGTTAAGGGTTCTAACTGCATTCAGCACAGAGAGGGAAGCGGAATCATCACTCTAAGAGGACTGACTAACCAGTGTAAAGCGAGATTCTTCGTGGATTTTTCTGGTAATATCGCAATTCCAACAGGCGGTACTGTCGGAGCTATTTCTCTGGCAATTGCAATCTCTGGTGAGCCGGTTCTTTCTTCCCAGATGATTTCCACACCGGCAGCAGTAAATCAGTACAATAATGTGTCCTCTGGCATCTATATTGATGTGCCTCGCGGATGCTGCGTTAATATCGCGGTAGAAAACACAAGCGATCAGGCTATTTCTGTTGCGAACGCGAACATTGTTGTGACCAGAGAAGCGTAGGAGGTGTGATTATGAGAGATATTAAAGACTTATGCGCAAGAATCGAAGACGAGCTGTCCAAAATTGCTGATAATGGGCTGACCACTGGGAACTTGGAAATGACATACAAACTGATTGATATGTACAAAGATATCAAGAATACGCAGTACTGGGATAAGAAAGTAGAGTACTACAACACTGTCCTTGATGAGATGCGTGGCGGATACAATGACGATTACAGTGAACGTGGAAGAAAGCGCGACAGCATGGGGAGATACAGCGCAAATGACGGCAGAATGATGCCGGATTATGACCGAGGCAGTTCTTATGCCAGACGTGGTGAGCATTATGTTAGAGGACATTACAGCCGCTCTGACGGACGAGATGCTTATGACGACTATATGACACAGAAACAGAGCTATCGTTCCGGCAAGTCTGAAGACTGCAAAAGAAAGATGCTCGCCGCATTGGAAGAACATCTGGACGAACTTACAACAGAAATGAGTGATATGTCCAAGGATGCAGAGTGCCGGGAAGAACGTGATCTTGTCAAGAGATACGTAGAAAAACTCCGTGATATGCTCTAAAAACACAAAAGTGGTAGAGAGGTAGTTAAAAGAAATCTGTTATAATGTAATTGTGCAGCAGGAAGCACAAGTAAAACGGTTGTTTTTGACATTTTCGTTTTAATCCTCCTTCCTTTAATTTAGTAGCTGGTACGCACGCTTTAACGGAAAGTTGAACAGGTTCGAATCCTGTCGTGCGTATTTGCCATCTGGCACGCAAGATGGCTCACCTCCTTGATTAAGGTTTTTGTTATTCATACTTTTCTTTTAAAAAAGAAATAAATATCCGAAACAACTCGTGGCAGGCATGACACGTTAAACACCTTGCTAACCCGGGAATCCGGGTTATGTGGAATGTACGCTAGTGGAAAACTGACAGAGTCGCACTCTGGTCTCCGGTTCGATTCCGGGCGCTCCGCTTTAATCCGCTTAGAGTTAAGCTGTTTGTATACAGGTGGTCTATGTCTCAGGTGGATTTACGCTATAGCGAAAGAAGTGAAATTCACCCCAGTTTCTTTTTAGAGGGTTGGCCGTTATAGGCGGCATGGAATGTAGCTCAGTGGTAGATCGCACTGTAAATGTGAGGTCGCAGGTTCGATTCCTGCCTTTCCGATTACCTTGCCAGTGGTCTAACTGGCTTAATCCATTTACCTGCGGCGGCAGGTCAATAAACACGACCAGGAGGAT